TCGACGCGATTCTCTACGAAGGAACGGAATACGGCATCGACGACGATCCTGCGGAGAAGCTGAAGCAGGATGAGCTTCACCAGCGCGTCAACAGTGCCTTCTCCCGTCTTACAGAGATCCAGCAGCGCCGCATCCTCATGCTCGCCGGCGGCCTGTCAGAGCGTGAGATCGCGCGCCGGGAAGGCAAGGACTTCAAGACCGTCCACGAGTCCATCGAAGCCGCCCGGAAAAGATTCAAAAAGTTTTTCTGAACAACACCCCATCAAAACACCCTTGGAATGTCCGTATATCGAAGGAGGCAATCCCGCCTCCCTCGTGCATACGAAGAAAGCGAGGTAATCACGGATGAAACATGCACTCACCATCAACTTCTCACACAAGCCGAAGGTAAACGACGTCGCCGAGGTGCGCAGCCTGACCGTCAGGGAGCGGATGCTCCGTTTCCTGCTCGGAGACAAGAAGCACGTCACCGTCATTGTGCCGGGAGACAGCGTCGAGGAACTGGCCATCAGGGAAATGAAGGAGGACACGGATGAAGCTCTACGAGATTGACCAAGAGATTCTCCGCCTGGCTGCCCAGATCGAGTTCGATGAGGAGACCGGCGAGATTCTCTGCGACATCGACAGCATCCAGAGCCAGATCGACAGCCTGCAGATGGAGCGGCATTCCATTCTCACGTGGCTGGCGAAGCTCGTCCTGAATCTCCGCTCCGAGGAGGCTGCCCTCAAGACTGAGGAGACGCGGCTGAAGAAACGTCGTGAGCGGATCGCACGGAAGCAGGAGCGCCTTATGCACATCCTTGACAGGGAATGCGCCGGGCAGAAAACAGACCTTGGCGTGGCGACCTTCTCATACCGGAAGACGAGCCGCGTGGATGTCGCGGACGTGGCGAGAGCGGTTCGGTGGTTCAAACGTAACAAGCACCCGGAGTGCTTCCG